CCCGCCTGAAGTTGCTGGAGGTGTTGTCGAAGGTGCGCCGCCAAACCCACCAGTACTACCACCAAAGCCGCCTGCGGCCGGCGCACTACCGAACCCACCGGTACTTGTTCCGCCGAACCCGCCTGCTGGCGCACTACCGAACCCACCGGTACTACCACCAAAGCCACCAGTGCTACCACCAAATCCGCCTCCCATTCCAGAGTTCATACCACCTTGCATACCTGCCGGAACTCCTGACATGTTAGTATTATTTGTCATTGTTTGACTTGTTGCTGTTGGATTTGCGGCTGTACCTGCTAGTTTTTCTTGTGTACGACCAAACGCACTAATACCTAATACCGCACCCATTGCAATATGAAATAGGCCAGCGCCTTGTAGGGTTAAAGGATTCCATTGGGTAATAGGTACATGATTTACACCCTGCCATAAGGCCCATAATACTGGAAATACTGCCATGTCTAACAGACATATTAACATATACATCCAGCCCATCATTGGACGCCATAGCTGTTGCATCCAATTATTTTCTTTCTTTGACATCGTTCGCTCCTTTGTCTTAATACTAGTATTTATTGCGCAGTCGGCGGTCCTACGTTTGGGTCAGTTTGAGTCACAGTTGCAGTAACACCTTGACCAGATAAGTCAGCAACTAAATCTACAGGTGCTGGATCAGCAGTAACTACTGGTGCAACTGGTGTTGGAACAGCAGCGGCATGTTTAGCAGCACGAGCAGCAGCATCTAAAGCAGCATCTACTAGATCTTCTGCTTCTCTCTTGGCCTTTTCGGCAGCAGCCTCAGCAGCAGCTTGAGCCTTGGCAGCCAAGTCAGCTACTTTTTGTTTTTCAGCTAGTAGTTTTGCCTCTAAACTAGCAATCGCATCTTCACTAGCATCTACTAATTTTTGACTGTCTAAAAATATTTCTTTTAGTTTACTTGCAGCCAACTCTTCGATTTTTGTAAAAAATCCCATAGCAATCTCCTTTTATTTTATGCTATCTTGTATTTCTTTTTGTTTATTATACCATTCAACCCATGTATCTACTTTGACTTTGCATTCATAATAAGTGCTGTAGTTATCTACAATTATTGGTAAAACTTCACTTAATTTTTCAGTCGCAGTATCTACAGTTTTTAAATCAGGACATGCAGTTAACAAATCTTGTGGAACCTCTGGAAATGATGTAAGTACCGCAGTCTTTTGAGCAGCACACCCTGATAAAATTAATAAACTAATGATTAATAATTTTTTCATTTTGTATTCTTTACAGGATTAGTTGCAGCTTCATTTAAAATTTTACTAGCAGTCTTGTCAAATTTACAGTCTGCATCTAATTTAGTAGCTGATTGATTGATTTGATTTTTATATACTATTTGTACATCGTGAATTACTTTAGTTTTTTGTGCCTGTGCTTGAGATAGTAGAGCGTTTGCATCCTTGCTTTTTTGATCAGCAATAGCAACTTTTTGCTCCATTTCTTTAATTTGTGCCTGATAAATGCTAACAACTCCAGCACCGCCGTACATGAATATACCCATTACTATAACTATTCCGGCTACGGGTCTAATAAAAATACTATAAGGTTTTATTTGTGGGAAATGTCCAAGTATACCTGCTAGGAAATATACTCCTAAACCTGCACCAGCAACAGCCGGCCAAATCCAAGTAGGTAAATCTCCAAGCACATACTGTACTATCCAATTGAACATATTAGCCCATTAACACTTGATGTGCATTTTGTGTATGTTGTTGGCGTTCTTCTAAGCCTAATGTTCCGCCGTTAACTTTTTTAGTAATGCCTAGTACATCACCGTTATCAGCTAGAGCATTAAGATTGTTATTTTCCCAGAACCAACAGGCACTTTGTACAGCACCTTCAAATGTTCCTAAAAATTCTGGAACTTGTTCTACCGGAGTGTCAATACTTTCAGCAAAAGCTGCATAGTTAGCTTTGCCTGTAATTTGAATTAGGCCACGTCCGCAATAGTTCCATCCATCACCACTTGCTTCATCGCCATTACCCATTCGACCTGCGTAGGCTCTGTTGGCAATTTTTTCTGGTTGATGTGCATATTGATTAGCAACATCCATATTAGGAAAGTGACTAGGCCAAATTTTAACTAGTGTCTCTGGACGATAGTTTAAGTTTTCAACGAGTGCTTTATATCCTGCTGACTCAACCATTGTTTGACCTAAGAAGCAAGCTACACGTTCTGGTGTATTAATATCGTAGTCAGGTAAAATCTTACACAATGCTTCATACCAGTGTTCACTGTATGGATTGTTTTGTAATATTGCTGTACACTTATCTTGTGTAAAATCAAATGTAAATCCGTCTGCCATTATTATTTCCTTTCTAGTGCAACGGCCCAGCCGTTATTTTCAAATACGAATATATTGCCAAGTTTATTAATGTTGTAGTTACCAATAACTTTGGTTAAAAACATAACTTCGGCCATATCTTTGTTTTCTAAGAATATAGGACCCTTGATACTGCCATATACTTCTTGTTTGCTACCACTATTTACTATTTCAAATGTTACAGGTCCGCTGAAAGTACGTTGAAATGTAATACTTTCATCTAACACTGAAAGGTTATCTGCATAACTGTTGCTAAAGAAATTAGTAAAGTTATCCATCAATCTTCTTTCAGTGGCTATTTTATAAGAATTTTTGTCCTTAGGCACTGCTGCCTCTAGATTTTCTAATGTTGCTGATTGACTTTTAAAACTTTTAAAATAACGGAATCGTAATTCTTCTAATCCAGTCAATTGCTTTACGCCTTCAACAATGTCACTTATGTGTTCTCCGATATGACGATCACGTTCTATTTCTACGTACACGCGATATGAACTATCATCAGTTTCGCCGGCGGTGACATCTGCATCAAGCACAAAGTTGTAACCCATCTCGATAAAATTTTCTAAATCTTTAGCAGCTTCTTGGGTATCCACGCTAAAACTTAGTACAACAATATCAGTATCATCGCCAATTTTACTTTTAAAACTGTCGATTTCGAAAACCTTTTTAACTAAATTTTTTAAATCGTTTGCTTTTAAACTCATGCTGGAATCCCACCTGGTGCTGATGCTGTTTCAGGAGCACCGCCTACTGGAGCTGCCCCGCCTGGCGGCATTCCTCCTGCCATTGGTGGAGGAGTAATAGGAGCACCGACTGGTGCTGTGCTTTCAGTTGGCTTAATATCGTCCTGATAATTTTCTTTCATTTTTGACATGTAACCTTTAAACACGTCAAATGCCACTTTCTTTGGCATCTGGATTTCTACAATCCAGATAGGATGATGATCTAATTTGCCTTTTTTAGTATTAGGACGAATGTCGTCTGGAGTACGTATTTTTCTAGGTTCTATTAAATGACTTTTTTGATATAGTACTTTACATCCCAGTTCAGTTAAACGCTTTGCACCTACAGGATCAGGCATTTTATCACGAGGCCACATAAACCCTACAGTAATCCAGTGTCTTTCAACTTTCGGTCCGTATGCTAACTCACCATCGATCCAGTTTTTATATACATACAAATCTAGCTCGTCAACAACCCGCTCGAAATCCTTTAATACAGCAAGTGCAGAGTTATTTTCGTATAAATCTTGTATGTTTTTAATTACATCTAAAATATCGTGGTGCATGAATGATTCCTAGGAAGTTCTACACTTATTTAGCTGGTTTTAAACGATAACTGATTACTTTATTATTTTTGTAGATCGTTAAATAATTGTGTAGGACCTCTGTAGTAATCAAAGGCGGTCACTACAAGTCCTGCTTTTTTAACTAAAGTAGGAGCAACTTTAATGAGTAAAAGAGTGAAAAAACGCTTTACATCAGAAGTTAACATAATTGATTTTCAATCATACCTTCCTCAAAAGAAGCAGCGTGTAAGTCTCTATCCACGCAGTGCCAATCAAGAAATATATCTACGTAAATTGCAGGACGATGCTAAAAGCATAGTTTTTGCTGTTGGTCCAGCAGGCACGGGTAAAACCATGCTAGCGGTACAGGTAGGTATTAAATTGTTTCAGGAAGGCAAGGTTGATAAAATCGTTGTGACAAGACCCGCCGTCTCTGTAGACGAAGATTTAGGATTTTTACCAGGTACGCTAAATGAAAAAATGGCACCATGGACTCGTCCTATATTTGATGTCTTTGGAGAGTATTACCAACAAAAAGATATAGCTAAAATGCTAGAGGAAGGTGTTATCGAAATAAGCCCACTTGCGTATATGCGTGGACGCACATTTAAGAACGCATACATTGTTGCAGACGAATGCCAAAATACAACAGTAAATCAAATGAAGATGCTACTGACCCGTTTAGGAGAAGGGTCTAAGATGGTAGTGACAGGAGATTTAGCCCAGGCAGATCGATTAAACGACAATGGACTAATTGATTTTTGCAATTTAATTGCCAACAAGAGCCAGCTCAAACATATAGATATTGTACAGTTTGAAGCACAAGACATCGAACGCCATAATGCCGTGAAGGAGGTGCTTGCGGTTTATGGAGACTAATAGGATGTAACGAAAAAGGGCTCTTGGAGCCCTTTTTTTATTTTAAGTATTGTAGATTTATCAAAGTAGCAGCCAGATTAATTTCAGGATCACTAACTAACGTGTGATCTACGAGACCCTGTTTAATCTTTAGGATAGCTTTATCCTGCATATACTCATCACCAAAGATAGCTACGTTATCATACAGCCATCGGTATATTTCTTCCATTTCTTCTGGACGAGCTTGACTACAAACTAGTTTTCTTGCTTCGCTGATCTTGCCAGCCTTAAACAATTCTACCATTTGTATTTTGTAGTCAGCTTCGCCTGTATCTCCACTTTCTGGACTGTGCAATTTCCCATCCATGTTATTCATCTGTACAGTATTGATACACTTACGCAAGTCTGGATAAGTTGCCTTAACAAATGTGTCTAAGGTATCTAAATCAAATTCGATATTTTCTTCTACTAGGATAGTAGCAACACGAGCAGTAAACTCTGTAATGTCGACCCTTTCAATATGGAATCCTTGACATCTACTATGTAGGGCAGGAATAATACGATTAGGATAGTTGCAAGTAAGAATAAAACGTGCAGTAGTGTGATACTCCTCCATAACTCCACGCAATGCCGCTTGAGCATTTGGAGACAAATAATCTGCTTCATCTAGTAATACCACCTTAAAGTCGCCGAAAGGTATCATTTGGACAAAGTTTACAATCTTATCTCGAACGTCCTCTACGGAGTTTGTGCGCGATGCGTTAATTTCTAATATATCTAAATCATTAACGTCTAATTCATTAAACAGGATCTTTGCCAAGGTAGTTTTACCAATACCGGCATTACCGCTGAACAATAAATGCGGAATACTACCTTGTTTAATCCAGCCTTGGACTTGTTCTTTTTGATGTTCATCTCTAAAAACGTAACCGTCAATTTTACTAGGACGGTATTTTTCTACCCATAATTCTTTCATTCATATGCCTTTATATCGAGTTCATAGCTATAATATTGTGTCCCACTAGGATCGGTCTTTACTAACCATCCTCTACCCTCTGGTCCGCCTTCAAATATGCCACTAGGAGTGCCAGTCTTGTTGTTATATTCACTGCCATCCTGCTGAGTAGCACTATCGACCACTGCTATTGTATAGCCTGCTTGTCTACTATAGGTTTGGATGTGGATGTCACTCCAAGTATAAAAATAATCCGGATCATGCGGAATCCTAGGTGCGTATGCGGCTAAGAAACACAGTTGTACTTTTTGCTCCGCCATCAATCCTGCTAACTTCCCTGCATCACCAGGACGTTGATATCCGCACACCCAAAGATCATTACAAATTAGTCCAGCGCAAACAATACCTTTATATACAAAAGTTTTTAACTCTTCACCGGGATAGTATGGTTCATCCTTGGTCAACATCATTTTATTATGTGTGTGAACTAGTTCTCCATCTACATAAAATTTAAGTTGATTATACCAAGCCGGCCCAGTTTTACACATGCCACCGCCACTTGTGCCGATGGCGATATCTACACCCTTTTCTTTAGCGTACTTAACAACGCTACCTAATTCTCTGGCCAATGTAATTACATCTGGATCGGTCGGTGCTAGAGCTGCCCAGACGTATCCTGATAAGGAGCATTCTGGAGTTAACAGCATATCAACACCTTGGCTAGCAGCCCAATCGATCGCTTTTTTAATTTCGTCTGCGTTCTTTTTAATGTCTCGCGTTACTGGAATTTGACAACCACCTATTTTCATTCTGACTCCTTTTGCATATTATATAGGAAAAAGTATAGAAGAACAACCACAGTGTTGCTCAAAAACTCGGACTTGCAAACGTACTAGGATCAACAGTAGCATGTTGTACTGTACTATGGGCACCGTAGATAACTTGATTTGGAGCTTCTTTGCTTACTCCTAAAATCGCTGTTGGATCTGCACGTCGAATAATGATTTCTTCGCCTGTATCAGGATCTTCGTAGGTAAATCCACGACTCCATCTACCGTGTTCTAACAAGATCCATTCGCCAACTTCGACGTCTTTTTGTTCAGCACCGATCGCCCAAACACGTCCCCATCGACTCTTAACACCTTCTGCTTTGCCGTTATCACTGGGCAGAACTATACCACTTGCAGTTTTTTGTTCATCAAAATTCATATCTGTAATAATAATATTATCACGGATTGGACGTAATGTACCTTTTATTTTCATATCGTATCCTTATAAATTAAATCATTTCCTACTATCAAGCAATCAATGCTTGATCTATCAAATAATTCTACTGCATCATCGGGTGAAAATGCGATAGGTTTGCCATTAACATTTAAGCTGGTATTCAATAGTACCGGGCATCCGGTTAAATTATAAAAAGCCAGCAATAGTTTTCTAAAAATTGGATTTTCATCCTTAACTGATTGTACTCTTGATGTTCCATCAACGTGAGTTATCGCTGATAGCTTTTGATCTTTTACCTTGCAAGTATACAGCATATATGGGTCAGACACAATATTATCGAAGTATTGATTACTGTATTCATCAAGTACGCTGGCACCAAATGGTCTAAACATTTCTCGCTGTTTAATTAGATTAATTTTTTCCTTAGCATTATCAATCATAGGATTTACCAAGATACTTCTATTACCTAATGCACGTGGACCAACTTCGCCGTGACCTTGATACCAAGCAACGATTTTACCTTCAGCTAATAACTCAGCAGCCTTATTAATTATATTTTCATTGGGTTCTTCTGCGCCGATATCGGTTTGGATATATGGAAAATTATCTAGCATAAATTTTGGAAGATTATGTTTTCGACGCAACCACTCAAGCCCGCCTAAACTCAAACCTTCGTCGGCACTGTGCGGGGGTATAATTAAATTTGGAAAGTATTCTTTTAGTACAGTATTCCAAACAATATTTTGTGCAACGCCGCCTGTGTAAAAAATTACATCACTAGGATCAGCAAACTTTTTAAAAAAGTCAACTAGCACTTGTCCTGTATAATAATGTACAGTGGCTAACCAGTCTAAAAATTTTAAATGTCCTATACTGCCTTTTTGATTAAACCAATGACCAAAATTATAAATTTCATTGACTGAATACATATCAAACTGTTGTAAAAAAGATAAAAATTCAGCGTCCACAGTGCCGTATGACTGTAGGGACATTAGCTTTCCTGCAATGTCAAGGCCGTGAGTATTTTTAAGACCTGCCGCATCACCCAACCCGCTAAGTAAAAATCCAATTGAACCGTGCAGTTTAGTATCGCCATGCTCAACTAATTGATTATTTTTAATTATAGACCAGGGATTGTCTGTACCTAAATCGCCACACCCGTCGATGACAACGTGTATATCAGGATCTTGATCTAGCATCATCCAATGACTAAGCGTATGTGCATAGTGATGATCTAATCTCCAAACTGGGCATGGTGCAGGAAACAGATCATACTCTACAGCTGGAAAAAAGTTTTTAGGTTCGTTGGGTAAGTTGTGTTTTAATGGTTCAAAGACAACGGCAATATCATCAATATCTCGGTAGTCTAAATCCCATATCCGTTTGACAACATCTCGCCATTCCCATAGATTATCAAAACTATGATGCTTGACTTGATATTCTCTTTCAGATTTGTAATAATATACATTATTACCGTCAAAGTAAGACATGTTGCTGTCGTGAGCACATAGTCTTATTGACAGTAATTTCATTCATTACCCTCAGGGTCCATCTCGGTTACGTCTTTGGTGCTAGCATCTACAGTCGTAGGCGCAGTAGGTGCAACTGGTTCTTCAGGACGTATATTAATTTGATTAGGGATAATTGGCCCACTGTTTTGAGCAAGAATTTCTTCACGCTTCATAATGATCTTGCCATCGGGTCCTAATTTATCACCTCGAGCATTAACTCTAGCATTACCTACAGCTACAGTCATTTCGTTTTGGTTGATCAATTTACCCATATCTATTTCAGCACCTCTTGCAGTGCGATAAATTTGTTTTGGTTGTTCTTTCATTGCCATGTTAATCTCCTGGATTATGTATGTACTTATCTTAAGAATTCACGCCAGTCCAAATTATATTTCATACTATCGATACTATGGACGCCTATCAAATATAACACATAACTGGCCACACTTGATCCACGACCTACTCCCCAAAGTATATTCTTTTCTTCTAAAGTATCTACCAAATATTTCAAATAGTATAATAGATCCATCATTCCGTGTTTGATAAATGCTTCTAGTTCTTCACTTACTCTGTTGGCTTGTTCATCAGTGGTACATTTAGCATAAAGCATTTCTACTAAATTTGGACAATAGTCTTTGGGCATGAACCAGTCTTTTTGCATAGCGTGATCATAATCTGCTATACTAAATGAGTCATCTAACTCTATTGGGGTTAGTAAATGTGTATGTGACAGTGTGCTGAGTTTTTCAATTTCTGGACTAGGATCTACAGTAGCCCGTTTGAGAATATCAGTGTGCCCTTGATAAAGAGCACGAAAGATATCTTGTTCGTTGTATATGGGATTACTAAAACGGTCTAGGCGCATAGCCCTTATTTTAACTTACATTGATAAGTTTGTCAAGACCTTTATCTCGATTATTCATCATTTTGGACATGGCAGCCTGGCGGCGTTTACCCAATTCCTCTCTATAGGAGTCGAGTAGCATGACGATTTGATTTTTAACATCTGGATTCTGAACCATGAAATACTTATTGCTTAGTTCAGCAATTTTGGCATCCAGTTCAGCATCCTTAAGATTGCTAAGATCAGATACTAATGGGTGCATTATTAATATTCGCCTAGATAACGTAGGTGTATTGTTGTTCCAGCGTCATAACTAAATGCTTCGACAATTTTTACATTAGTAGCAGTACCACTAGTTAAGGTAACAGTTCCGGGATTAAAAGATGCAGTAACACCGCCGACTGTACCAGGGGCACTGACAGTAACAGTGGGTGCAGTTGAGGTATAACCATCTCCTACATTGGTAATGCGTATTGGACCAATACCGCAATTGATTAGTAGTCTTGCACCTGATCCAACACCTGTTAGTGCAGTAAAGCTAGATACACCTGTAATAGGTACGCTTAATGGCCCACCGCTGATTACTGTAGTACCAGTAATTGCACCACCGCTGGCTGTAACACTAAGTTGAACATTAGTATTTGAATTCAGTGCTATAATATCACCTGTGACAAATCCAGTACCGGCATTAGCATTAGATGGTTGACTGACAAAGTTCATTGAACCGGATGATACTGTATTAGGAGCCAATAGTTGTCCACCTGTGAGGACTGTGCTTACTGTAATATTATTTCCTGAAATACTTTGGATATAATAGGTAGTACTAGTACCAATATTGTTGCCAGACATTGCTCCTGTTGGAGTATTAAATGTTATAGAATAACCTACACTTAATCCTACAACAGAGCTTAATGTGATCAAATCGCCTGTGGCATTTGTAGCTGTTACTGTACCGGTAACTGTGCCAAGACTGGCACTGACAACCTTATAAGTTGGTCTAGCAGTAGGAGTTACACCTCCTGTTAGGGATGGACTAGTGAAACTTACAGTTGCTACTCCGGTATATCCGCTGCCAGCAACATCTGGAATGATAACTGGACCACTAACTAGCCCTGAACTGTCTGTAGTTGTTGCTAGACTTTCCCCACCAAGATTGAATCCATATGATCCTGTTGAAGGGTTGATTGGAAAATTAGCATCATAGCGTAGTGTGCTTGATTCTGCACCGAAGATAGGATAGTATACACCGCTGGTGTCGCTACCGAATATTAGTAGTATACTGCTATAGGTATGACTTGTAGTAGGCCAATCAGTAAAATTAAACTGTACACTGCTTGACAGGGTAAATTGCTGTACAGATCCGTTGTTTAAACTGATATTTTGTGTAGTATTAACTCCACTAACTGCATAATAGGTTTTACCCAATTTGTTAGTTAAGCCGTTAAACAGAGTACTGCCATTAAGATTATTAGTCTGTGGAACTAGACCAGTGGCCAAATCAGAGCTTAAAATTGCACTGCGCTGAAGTTGAGTAATTTCATTTTCAGCTGTGGTAAAATTAGTCTGTATAGCCGCAAAATTATCACGAAATCCTTGGCTAGAATTATCGACACCTGCTACTGGGTAAGTTGCTATAATAGTTGATGGGTTTATTGCACTTGTCATACGGTTATCCTGTCATTTTTAAATACTAGGTATTTATCGCTTTGCAGTACGTGATTATTAGAATCTAGTACAGCACTTATTGTAAATCTATCTACTTCATAATCTAAAGATTTAAAATCAAATCCACTTTGCTCAATAGCAGCTATGATTTTATCAGCAGTTCCCGGCTTGCAAAAACATATAGGAACTGCTAGTGTGTAACCTAATTCTTGTTTACTGCCGGTTTGTATAGTACGCATCCATAGCGGAAGATAGTTTCTTTCAGATAAAACTGACTGTCCGCTAGGAGATTGTGTTTGACTAATTCTAATTTGCCAATTGCTTATGCTGTTTGGATAATAGGTATTAGTATTAGGAGTGCTTATATTGTAACCAGTGCTGTCTATTGTTATATTGTAATCGGGTCTAATCGCAGTTGGATAATCTGTAGATATATCAGAACCTGGTTCCCAAATATTATTAGCGTCATCTACAGTAATTGTTTCCGATTCATTATATTTTGATTTAATAGATAGCGGAAGATGTTTTCCGTTAGTTTCTAGAGGATCAATCATTTGTAGATATATTACTTCATATACTGTTGTGCCGCCAATGGTGTCCGATGCTGTTGCTTTTTTAATTGAACTAAATTGAAATCTTTTACGTTTAGTGTTTAAACCGATTGCTCCAACATAGGCAGCGGCGACTTCAGTTTGAATTCCTGCATATACTAGCATTGATAAACTACTTTGTACACCAAAGTTAGAATCACTAGGTCTATAAATGCTACTAGAATTAAAAATAGAAGAATCATTGATAAAATTCTGCCATAAGATTCTTTGATTAGGATTTAGGAATGGTCTAGTTGTTACATTACTGTAAGTTACTGTATTAGGTGCGCTTATGGTTAGGGTAAATTGTTTAGCCACTGCACTGTATCCATAGGTGTCGCTAGCTCTGACACTAAAGGTATACACTCTATCTATACTAGAAGTATTATGATCAAAGGTAGTATTTCCTGAATCAAACAAGGTCAATCCATGCTGACCACTGTTAAGATTATAAAATTGATTAGGAGTTCCAACAAGTTCACCATCTCTAGTTAAGGTAATGCCTGTAGGAAGTGATCCACTAGCCAGCGTATAAACAATTGGTGCATTAGGAACAGTAGTACTAGCACTAATATTGAGAGTACAAATATAGTTTGCAGGTATAGTGCCTAGGTTACTAGGACTGTTCCACGTGATCTGACTGGTAACACTTCCTAGTATAATAATATTAAATGTTCTATAGGAATTTATTTCATCTAGAGCAGAATCTCCAAATCTTACCGCAGCAATAGTAAATGTATACTGTGTTGTGATCTGTGGTTGGTAAGGAACACGACCATATAATTCTCCAGTGTTGATATCAAAAGCGGTTCCGGGAGGTAGTTGGCTTAAGGTACCTAGATACAATATTGTTAAATCTGGAATAGTAATCAACAGTGGTGTATTGATTGTTAATCTGTAGTGCTGGTTACCTAAAGTTTGTACAGCAGTTATTTTATACAACTGTTCAGTAGCACCATTGACATAATTGTCTAAAGTAAAATATTGTCCTATTTGTGGAATAGCTGTGGCATTAACAATCGTTACTGTGGTATTTCCAATATTGTTATCGGTTAAGGTGCCCATAGCTACTGAATATATTTCAGTATTAGTAGCTTCTACTCTAAATATTACATTAGTGCGATCGTACAAGGCAATCGGTACTGTAATATAATTGTTGGCACGCCATATTCCTAAATTAGGATTAGTTAACCAAACTGGAGTTCTTAAATACGTAGAGTCTGCTGTGAAATTTCCAGCAAATCCATCTAAGCTGGTACTGTCCGCACGGAACTCATCAGTGCCAACAACAAATATTTTAAATATGCGTTGTGCATAGTTTATTCCATCAGTGACAGTTACTTTAAATTGATAATTGGCATTAAGAGACTTTGGAGCCACCGCAGGTCGATTATAGCCATAATCGACATCATCATATTGATAACTGTCAAAACCGTCAGTGGATATAGGATTACCCCAATCATAAGCTACCTGATCAAACAGTCCAGTATCGTAGTCACCGTTGCCTGCACTAGGAGTAATAATTAATGATGGTATGATTAAACCACTAATCAAGCCAGATTCACTTAGAGTCAATCCAGGAGGCAAATTGCCATCCCCGGATAAAATAGTATATTTTAAATTAGCACCTAACGCGGTGTTTAAATCGACAGCTTGTATTTGATATTCAACATAACTATTATCAAGTGCGTATAATTGTTGATGTACACCTACCGCTAAGTCCCCAACTGGTGTGGTAAATTCAGGACCGTTATTTCCTGAGATAAACATGGTAAATGTTCTATCAGCAATTTGCGATCCAAGGCTTGCTCTAATACAAAATGTATATTCAGTAGTTTGAGAAACTACAGAAGGTGCACCTAAGATATGATTACCACTAATATAAAGTCCTACAGGTAATGCACCTGAAATTACTTGATATGTAACTCCAGCATCATTAGCGGTTGGTAGTGGTAATCCAAGCGGAGTGTATAATTGATAAAAATCAACTTGCTCTTGGAACGTTCCGAGATTGTACCCGGATGGTTGAGTCCAAACTGTTAACATATTAGGTCAAGGCCTTATGCCCCAGTACGTGTTCGTACAACAAAGAAACTGTGAACGCCGGCTTCAGTGGCTGTAAATGTATACCCGCCAATGCCACCAGTTGATGACATTGTACCTGTATTTGTTACTTTTGATGATCCAACGGCTCTAGGTGCGCCTCCTCCGCCACACAGATACTGTGTTACTGTACCTGAATTATAACAGTTAACCAACACGCTACCTGAGAAATTAGCAAATGCTACAGTGTCGCCTATACCTAGTGTTACTTGAGCACTATTTGAACTAACATCGAATTGATATCCGCCGGGTGCAACTTCACTTTCGATAGTGCTATTAACAGTTAATACGCCACCGATTAATCCAGTGCCGGTAACTGCAATATAACCTGCTGCTGAAATGTTAGTGGCTGCTACCGTACCAGTAAGTGTTGGGCTATTGCTGTATACTACATAACCTGAACCAGTTTCATCTGACAGCACTGATGCTAGTGCAGAGCTCGTAGTTGATCTAAATTGATCAAGGCCTAAGGCAGAGGTCGCCAATGTTCCGGTATTAGGTAGTGTAACAGTAGTAGCAGCAGTAGTATTAATCGTTACAGGATTAGCACCAGTGATAAAGATATTTCCGGCTATAGTAACTCCCAAGCCAGATGGTGCCTTAATAGTGTTATTATTATTAACTATAGCCCCAAACTCAAGACTATTTGTGTAAGGTTGATTAAATGTTCCAAGGTCTACACGGTACCCATTGGTATACGTTGTTCCACCAGTAGGCGCAACTAAACTACCAAAATCTAAAGGAAGATTGTTAGTGGCAACTAAAGTTGATAAAGTTGAATCAACTGTAGGCACACTGCGATGATACACGGTTGTCTCAACATCGCCTGTACCTGTAATGTTATGTCCATTTAAAGATAAATCAGCACCCAGTGTTGGAGCAGAATCGTGTTGTAAGATAGTTACTGATTCTAAATTTACAGTATTTGCAGTGTTGGTAATAGTTACTGTATTACCGGTACTTGTTAGACTCTTAAGATCGATTATGTTCCCAGATCGTGTGGAAAAGATACCAGTACCTGAGCCAACATTTGCAGCATTTGTTACAGCACCATCATTGATAATTTGTCCAAAACTGTTGTTAACTCTAGTAAACGCGGTGCGTAAATCGTCGCCGGTACCGTCGTTAGGGTATTGTCCTAACTGTACTGGTAGTGTTAATGTTGTCATAATCCGCTCTCTCTTTTATATTTACCGTTATACTAATCGAACAAAAACTTGCCCGCTAGGTTGATAGTAGGGCTGCCCTATGGCTATACCGTGTGATGCAGCTATAGTGTCCCCCGCATATGGTCCAGGTATACTAGGATAACTAGGCATTGCTCCATATGTAACTTCGTTACTTGTGGTATTGTAAAATAATATGTTATTTGGAGTAGCATCTGTTCTAATTGGCGCCACATAGAAACTATTGTTCTGAGAATTAACTATACTCAGCGCACTGCCAGTGGCATTGAGTACAATAACTCCATTAGCAGATTTAGTAGATCCACTTTGACCTGCACCATGCCCAATGAAAATAGCTTCATTACCGCTGTAATTTTGTCCGGCACTATGACCGATAGAAATAATCTCGTTTCCAACACCGCTGGTACTTTGGCCGATAAGAACAACATTATTTCCAGTAGTGTTTCCACCTGCACTGGTACCTAAAACAATTGAATTAATTGCAGATCCAGCTGAAGCATTCTGTCCAATTTCTAAATTGGTTGGTCCACTAGCACCATTGGTATTTGTAACCGGCCAAGAAGCTGTAGATGCTGTCCAGCTTAGTGTTCCACTGCCATTAGTAGTTAAGTATTTGCCACTGTTGCCAGTTTGACTTGGAAAAGCAGTACCAGTATAGGCAGTGTATTGTACGCTAGCATCTGGGAATGTTAAACTACCATTACTGTTAAACGACCAAGAATGTGCATTAGTTAATAAGGTAATATTGCTATTATCAGAAACAGTTATCTGATCGTTAGTAAACGTAAAATGACCTATACTTGGAATTGAAGGTTTATTTTTGATATAACTTAATTGAGTGTTATCAGTAATGTTCCAATCACTTTGCACCGGAGTAATAATGGTTGGCTTGTTTAGGATTGCTGAAACTCCGCTGGTTGCAGTCCAGTTGGCATTTACCTGAGGCGCAGTGCTGATTACACCGCTATTAACTTGGATTGTAGTTCCATCAACAATGACACCGCCTAGCGTTGATGTAGTAGCTTGGGGTAGCGTATACCCCTGAGTATTATTGATCCAATTTAATGTGCCACTTCCGTTATTATATAGATAACCTGTACTGTTTGAGGGCAAACTTCCACTGCCACCACTACCGGCATATATTGACCAGTTATTACTAGAATCAAATGCTACACGACGCCATATAGGTGCATTATTGCCAACAAAACTACTACTACAATAGTAATAGTAATTAAAATCAGCTGACCATTGACCTTCAATATCGCCAATAGCACCCTGCGGGCTTGTTGGGGGGGTGTTTTTATAATCTGATAATGGTGGACTAGCATCTACCCAATTATGATTATACCAGGTGTAGACTCTACCGCTTACTTCATCGTACCATAGTGTATCTGCATTTGGACTAGAGGGCGGTGTTGCACTTTGGGTGTAACTTACTGTTGGCGCCCAACTTAATGTAGTTCCGTCAGTTGTTAGGAATAATCCCTGGCTACCAGTGGGGTTTGGCAAGTACGAACTTAGGTTAGCATATAGTTCGGTAAAGTTTGCATTTACCTTGCTAAATGCCGTACGTAGCGGATCACCGCTTTTATCGTTTGGTGATTGCCCGATGTTGATTGTTTGTTTTGTCATTAATTTCTCCCTACTGCAACTTCAATTATACCAGCTTCACCGTAGTCTTTATCTTCTAAAGCCTTTCCAATAATACTACCTAGTGTTGGATTTAATGCTTTAACAGCATATCCTGGTGTTGCACTAGTTGTTAACATATCACCTTTCTTAACACGACCAACTACTTTACATGGAACGCGACCTGCTAGAGCCACACAGGCCTTAATGCCAGTTTGTTCAGCGTTCATAGTGTAGGCAGGATTAGTTGTTACCACTCCGGCTAATCTTGTATCGTTCATAGTAGTTGTTGTAGTAACTTCTTTATCTCCACCAAACACTAGTACGGTACCTGATTCGTATTCTTGATCGCCTTCATAGTTCTCTGCTAAGTCAGCATAGGTTGCCTGGAACGTACCAGTTAATGTCCATGCTCCGGTTATCGATCCCGAAGTACCGACGCCACCAGTTGATATATTTCTAACCAGTAGTTGTGTACCATTGGTTACTACATCTAGTATACCGCCAATATAGGTAGTTTGTGTACCGTTAGTTGTTCCTTTTGCAGTAATAAATGGATTACCGACAGCATTGCCCGGAGGCAGACCAGGTTGATACAAGAATATATTTGTACCGTCAGTTTTTGCAAATGGATATGTGCTAATTTTTAATTGTAATACGTCGACGGTACCGTCAGAAGCTGATTCTATAATTGCATTTGACGCATTATTATATGAAGTTCCAGTACCAGTTCCGTCCCACTTGGTACCCTGACTGATTTCAACAACATTGTATTGATTATCTTTACCAATATTATTGACGCCATTGAATGCCACTCCCGTAGTGTTGGCATTGGCTGCTACAGTCATTACACCGCCTGTTGAGCTTACAAACGGAGTATTAGCAACACCATTACCATAAGTAACGACATCGGCAAATGTTACAGTAACCGGAGCACCACCACCGGTGTTATAGCCAGTATTCTTATTACCAATTAATACGCCAGGATTGATATATTGTATTTTAGCTAATTGTATACCGGTTGGGCTTGCACTGGTTGAATTTGCCAGGTCAATCCAACCATTAGTTGCTGTGAATACATTACTATTGAAACTACTTAAACCACTAGCAGCTTGTAGAACTGAAGCGATTCCGGTAGGAGCACTAGTACTACTAGCAGTGGCCAATTGCATTAACAGTTTACTCTGTTGTATAGCCGCAGTGGTACTGACTTGGCTATCAATAATACTGTTAGAATTTACTGCTTGAGATACTAGACCAGTAGTTGGATTGTACTGTGAGTTAATTTGATTGCCAATAATTGTACCAGCTATAGTCTGTGCGCCAGTGGTTGTATTAGCATATCTAACATAATTTGCAGTACCACTAATTGTAGTGCTGGTCTGCGTGACAGACGAGTTAATAGTCCAAGTGCTACCTGCGCCTGATCCACTTATAGCATTAGTAATATAGTATGTTCCTGCTGTTAACCCGCCGCCAGCTAGTGTCATGCCTAGTAGACTCGGTACGCTACTGATAGTAAAGGTTAAATCGTTAGCAGGACTTGCGCCACCTAGGCTTAGACCTGATAGTGTAATAGTGTCGCTTAACGCATAACCGCTACCACTAGAGTATACTGTTATAGTTGTAACGCTAGTATAAGAACCACTACCAGTAGTTGTAATATTAAATGTAGCTC